CGTGCTAACTGGTAAAAATATAAATGCAGAAGTTGCAGTACCGGGAGGTGCTAAAAAAAATATCAATATAGGTATTCCGCCTGGAATCGAAAACGGGCAACAGATAAAGTATCAAGGACTAGGTGATAGTAGCATCCCTTCAGTTCCGCCAGGTGATTTGATAGTAAACATTCGCGTCAAACGACATCCTCGATATGTTCGAGAGGGAACTAATCTTATTATAGAAAAAACAATAAGTGTGTGGGATGCTATACTAGGTGTCAAATCTCAGATAGTTACTCTCGACAATAAAAATTTAGAAATATCTATTCCTCCTGGAACACAATCTGAAACTGTACTAAGTTGTAGAGAAGAAGGATTGCCTAACATGAGAAATAAAACCAGAGGTAATCTGTTAATAAAAGTTATTGTAGAAATTCCGAAAAAGCTATCTCAAGACAAAATTGAAATTATACAAGGATTGCGAGATGGCGTATAAATTAGGAGCTCATCAAAGTCTTACAGAAATCAGTACAGAATGGCAATTCAGTCAAGACGGGGATGCCAAGAACTTAGAAAAAGACATGATAGAGTTCATGCTAGCAGAAAATGGTATTGGTCTAGCTGCCAACCAGATCGGAATATCAAAACGAGTATTTGCAATGGGCAGTTATTCTATTCCAGGATTTCCTGAACCGTTTGCTGTGTTCAATCCTCGAATACTTAGTGCAAGTGATGAAACCACAGTATTTCAGGAAGGATGCCTTAGTTATCCCGGACTGTATTTAAGTATAACTCGGCCGGCAAAAATAACAGCAGAGTATCAAGACAGCAGTGCTAACATACATACAGTTGAAATGGACGGTTACGTTGCTCGTTGTTTTCAACACGAGTTAGATCATCTTAACGGTGTGTGTTTTGTTGACATAGTATCACCATTGAAGTTACAATTAGCTATGAAGAAATTAAGGAAACAAAATAAATGATCGAACCTAGTGATAAACTAACAAAAATTTTTAACGATGCTGTTGCATTAGCAACAGAACTCAAACATGAGTACATAACTATAGAACATTTAATCTGTTCTATCATGAACAATAAAGAGGATTTTGAGTTTATCAAAAATTTCGGTGCTGACACTGATTTTATTCGAAAAAATATTAATCATTATGTAAAGACTAATCTTGACGACATCAAGACTAGTGTAGAAGATGTTAAACCAAAAAAGACAAACAGCGTAGAGCGAGTTCTCAATCGATGTTTTACACAGGTGCTGTTCAGCGGAAGACAAAAGATTGAAGTGGCCGATGTTGTTATCAGTGTACTCAGTGAAAAAAACAGTTTTGGTTTTTACTTCTTGACTAAGGGCGGAGTTACTAAGGAAAAGTTTGTAAGATACTATCAAGAAAATATAGAATTAGAGGATCAAGTAGAAACAATGACCGCTGAGACAGCACCTTCGCAAACAGATAAAATTATCAATACCTACTGCGAAAATCTTTCGCTTTTGGCAAAACAACGTAAAATTGATCCTGTGATTGGTCGTGACGATGAATTAGAAAAAATTCAATTGGTATTAGCCCGCAGAAGTAAAAGTAATGTGCTAATGGTCGGCGATCCTGGCGTTGGCAAAACTGCTATTGCCGAAGGGTTGGCTCGTAAAATTTTCGAAAAGAAAGTTCCCAAATTTATTCAAGATCACGAAGTATACACATTAGACATTAGTGCTATGCTAGCTGGTAGCAAGTATCGCGGTGACTTCGAAGAACGAGTCAAAGGTGTATTATCAGCATTAGAAAAGAAAGGCAAGATCATTCTGTTTATTGATGAAGCACACATGATGCAGGGTGCAGGTGCTGCCAATCAAAGTTCTAACGATATGAGTAACATGATCAAGCCTATGTTGACCAAAGGCACAATTAAACTTATTGCTTCAACAACCTGGGAAGAATATCGTAAACACTTTGAAAAGGATCGCGCACTGATGCGTAGATTTCAACGTGTGACCATTGACGAACCAACATCAGAGATTACTGTCAAGATACTTAAAGGTGTCAAGCGTTACTATGAACAACATCACAATGTAAAAATAACAGATGGTGCTATCAGTCAAGCAGTTAAACTATCAGTCAAGTACATGGCTGACAAAAAGTTGCCCGACAAAGCAATTGATATTTTAGATTGTGCAGCGGCTCGTTATAAACTCAAAGACGATCCTGCCGAAGAAGGCATTACACAAATCGTTGATGTTGAGCAGGTTGTGTATGAACTTAGTAAAATGCTCAACATGCCGTTAGAAACAGTTTCTCAACAAGAAAGTAAAAACTTGGCTGGCTTAGAAAAGAGCATGAAGTTGTCGGTATATGGACAAGATACTGCTGTTGACACATTGCTAGATAAAATCTTTGTATCACAAGCAGGTATGAAACATCCTAATAGACCGGTTGGTAGCTTTCTATTTTTAGGACCAACCGGTACTGGAAAAACTGAAACTGCTCGTACTCTGGCAGACAAAATGGGCATGGAATTGATCCGATTTGATATGAGTGAATATCAAGAAAAACACTCAGTTGCACGGCTAATCGGAGCACCCCCTGGATATGTCGGATACGAAGATAATGCTGGACAATTGATTACTAAATTACAAGAACATCCTAATAGTATTCTACTACTGGATGAGATAGAAAAAAGCCATTCAGATGTTAGTAATATTCTTCTGCAGTTTATGGACAACGGGTTTGTTACTGGTTCAAACGGGAAGCAAGCCGACGGGCGCAATTGTATTCTTATTATGACGTCTAATCTAGGTGCTCGAGACAATGAAAACAATACTATTGGTTTCGGTGAACTAGAGAAAGACGGAGAAGATGACAAAGCGTTGAAGAAGTTCTTTCCGCCAGAATTTCGAAATCGCTTAGATGGTGTTATTAAGTTTGCTAAACTTAGTAAAGGAATTGTCAATCAAGTTGTTGGAAAATTTGTCAAAGAACTTAATGATCAGTTGAAAGATAAAAATATCGAAATTTTGTTAGACAAGTCAGCAACAGAATGGTTGGCTCAAAATGGTTACGATAGTAAGATGGGTGCTAGGCCGTTAAGTAGATTAATTGACAATAAAATTAAATCGCCGCTAAGTCGAGAAGTACTGTTTGGCAAGTTAGTTGACGGCGGATATGTTGATGTATCGGTTGATAACGACGAACTTAAATTTGATTTTAGAGAAAAACCTAAACCTTTAACTAAAGAACAACGCAAAGCTCTTAAGAGAAAAACTACCACAGAGGATGCAAATGCTGAAAAGCAAACCAACCAAGCGTAGATTTTACAACAAATGGCTGTATAAAATTACATTGCATGTACCGGGTATCTATGCATTTAGATACTCAGGTATTACCAGTTGTGATAAAGACGAAACAGATTCTCGGCTGTTTCAAAAGGTAGCTCCATACATTACCAGTTCAACAAAAAGAAAATTATACGAAAATCAAGATTTAATTGTAAACTTGTCAGAATCCTTACAGTCATTCGATGCTAGTGAATGGGGTATGCGTATGGAAGGGGACAGAGTCGATATCTACACCAATAACACAGACCTGTTTAACCATCTGAGTAAAACATATTATCACGTCACTATTCATCGATTTGAACCGCACAGCGATCCTGATCTTCTTGATGCCGGTGTATATGTTGTAAACAAGTATCCGTTTGATCAATATAGATTCAAAGTGTTTTTGCAGCCACACAAACTCAACAGAGACAAAGCAAGAAAAAGCCAGTTTTTAAACTGGGTTGACAGTCAGGGCGAACGAGTGAAAATTACAGACACAACTAAAACTTGGTTCTCAGCCTGGAACTATAATTGGGATCGCCGTTACATGTACGTAGATGACGAAAAAACTTTGCTTATGCTAAAAATGCGAGAACCGGATGCTGTGGGTCGTGTCTATAAGTATGTGTTAACAGATAAATAATGTATGGCTGTTGAAAACACAATTTTATTAACTGAGAAGAAAACAGAGTCGAGTGACTTTGTGTATTCTGATAAACAAAAAGGCGCTGGCTATCATCGGCTTGAAAATGCCCTTCACACTGCGGTATTCCGGTTTGATAATTTTAAAGGCAGCGTAAAAATACAAGCCACTCTAATGTTGTATCCCAGTGAGCGTGACTGGTTTGATGTTGAATATGATTCAGGCAGTAGTCTCGAATCTGTTGATAGTACTCCATTATTAACTACAGAAATACGTAACTTTACCGGCAACTTTATTTGGTTACGTGCTGCATATCGCATAGAAGAAGGCACAATTAGAGAAATTCGCTATAGCGTCTAAACGGATAAATATAGTATAACATTTAGGATTATGCTATGCGAGACCTTATCCAAAAAATTGATAATATTCTTAACGAAAGTGTTGAACAAGATACAGGATTGTTTCAACTTGGCGACGAGTTTGGCATCAGTTTTTCAAAAGATTTAGAAATTGCCACTACTATAGTAGACTTCGTAGAAGACGGAATTGTAGTAGAACTTGACAACACAGCAATCGGCATCATGGAATCAAACGGTGCTAAATTTATCGAAGGCTACTTAGAAGAAGGAAAGAAAAAAGGTGTAGACGGAAAAGCCTGCTGGAAAGGATATCGCTACGCTGGCAGAGAAAAAAAAGCCGATGGTAGTTATAAAGACAAGTGCGTTAAAGTTGGAGAATCCCCTGAAGAGGTAGATGAAGCAGAGTATCAAGGACGTGATGTTACACTAAACAAACCTTCGTCAAATACGGATGGTAAAAGTAAAAGCAAAGTTTATGTCAAAGATCCTAAAACCGGAAATGTTAAAAAAGTAACATTTGGCGATCCTAACATGCGCATTAAAAAATCTAACCCTGAAAGACGTAAGAGTTTTAGAGCAAGACACAATTGCGATAATCCTGGTCCAAAAACCAAGGCTCGGTATTGGTCGTGCAAAGCATGGTGATAAAATGTTATTAAAAGAAATGTTTAGCCCTATAGGTAGTCCTAAAGAGGATGATCAAGACATTGACTGGATTGATGATCTGAAATTCTTTATAGATAACGATGATAGAATGTTGGAAAACTTTTTCTTTCCAGCAGTAGAGCGCCATCGTGATCATGTTGGAAATCCCAATGCGTGGAAACTGTATATGCGGCCTATTCAAGAATGCCTCAAGTGCTACTTAGAACAATATGATGTTGAAACTCCAGAAGAGAAATTTACAGAAGAATCGATTAAGCAATTGGCAGAACGAGTATGTAAAGAGCAAGAAAAGTTTATAGAAGAAGGCGACTACGATCAAGAATGAGAGCATTTGAATTTATCGTTGAAGCAGCACCAAAAAAACTAGGTAGAGCATTTAATCATCTCGAAGACCTAGTTTTTTTCTACGGCACTCAAGGAACACAAGAAGCACTGCAACACATCAAGGACTTTGCAACCGAAGAAGGAAGTGGCAGTATTCGAATGAAGTGGGACGGCAATCCTCAAATATACTGGGGGAGAGAACAAGCAGGCGGACCTTTAATACTAGCCGGACACAATGGATGGGCTCGCGGAGCAAAAAGCACTAGTCCAGAAGAGGTCAAAGACTTTATTGCCAATAAAAGCGGCAATCCTAAAACCCCAGAAGAGAAATCTGCAAGAGAGCAGTTTGCCAACGAATTTGCTGATCTATATCCGTTGTTTGATCGTGCTACGCCTAAAGACTTTGAAGGATTTGTTTACGCTGATGGACTTTTCTTAAATCGTCCTGAATTAGATTCTGAAGGTGTCTATAACTTTTGTCCTAACCCTAAAAGTCAAACTTGTTATCATGTTAGAAAAGAAAGCGACTTAGGGCAAAGAATTAGCAATGCTGAAGTCATGGTAGTAGGCCACGCTTTCTTCCCAGAGTTTGGCATGAGTGATAGTGAACAGAAGCCTATTAGCGACTTCAGTCAATTTAACTCGAATCCTAACCTAATTGTGCTAGGCCCAATTTACAATAAGCAACCAGTTGAAATTGATACTGCTGCGGTCGATGCTGTGGAAAGTTATCTGAATCAAAATAGTAAAAAGATAGACGGATTCCTTGAACCGCAGGCTGGGCTAAGTGATTTAAAAGAAATCATGTATAGATATGTCAATCAACAGGCTAAAGCCAAACGACTTGATAGTGTTAGTGGCAACGATTTCTTTGAGTGGGTGTCTAAAGATCCTAGAATATCAGATAACAAACGTAATAAAATTTCTGAGTTAAACAAGCAGTATAACGGAGCAGTCGACGCTATCTTTAAATTAGTTCGAATGATACAGGACATGAAAGACAACATTATAGATCAATTAGAAGGCGAGCAGGGAGACATTTGGGATACTCAAGGCGAGGGACGAGTGCGCTACGCCGATACAAATAAGAAATTTGGAAACGTTAAATTAGTACCTCGCAAACGGTGGACACCTGGTTAAATTATGAGACTATTAGAATTATTCGAACAGCCTTTAAATCAAGTTGCTATTATATTTGGCAGATTTAATCCTCCGCACAAAGGACATCGGGCGGCCTGGGAAATGATGAGCAAGTACGGTAATTGGTTTGTTGGCACTAATGCATCAACACAAGGACCCAAAGATCCGTTGCCTTATGATGTAAAAGTCGAAGCTATGATGACAATCTATCCTGAGCTAAAAGGACATCTAATGTCAGAGCAAAGTTGGCTTACAATGGCCAGTAAAGTATATGAACAGTTTCCTGACAGCGTATTGTTATGCTTTACAGATGAAAGTTGGGTCACAAAAAAAATAGCAGAATACAATGATAAACAAGGTGCTCACGGCTACTACAATTTTCAAGATATCAAACAGATGCCTACACCAAGATTAAGCTCTGCTACACAGTTAAGAGATGCAGTGAAAGCGGGTAACAGAGATGCGTTTGCCAAAGCTGCTGGAGTTGATGCTGATACTACAGTTGCAGGGGAATCTTTCTTTGATTTGGTTGCAGAATATCTACTGCCTTACGCAGAAAAAGAAAAAGCCAAGGCTGCTAAAAATCGTAAAAGTGAAGAGGCTGCAGGTGTTGGCATTATAACAAAACAGAACACAACAGCAGATGTAGATAAATCAACACCTCGTAAAAATCTCAAGGCATTTGGGTTGGTAAAATGAACGAATTAGACGAAATCAAAAAGTTAGCAGGTCTAACTGAATTCAAAGGTTATTGTCCGTACGAAGGTAGTAACATCAGTATCACAGGAACAGAGAAATCTAAGATACAGCGAGAGAAAAATATACAACCAGGAACAGAAGAGTGGTTTAGATTGTGGTTCTCAAAACCATATCTTACAGGAGAAAAACCCGCATGAAAGCGAAAGAATTTATCATTGTAGAAGCCAAAGTAGCACAGAAATCTAAGCCTAGAAACCCTGTGGCTAAAAATTCAGGTGTTACTGCCAGTGGTGCTGGACAACACAAGGATCGCAAGGCTGCTGCTAAACGTGGCGAAGTTAAACACAAGGGAAAGCAGATAGGTGAATCTCAAGTTTATGAAGTTAGCAAGGATTTTGCAGAGCGGAATCGTGCTTCACAACAGATTGCTAAAATATTAGACAGTTCTAAAGGAACACAGTGGGACGATTATACTCCGGAACAACTAAAACAAATACAGCAATTGGCTAAAATTACAGGACGTACTTTTGATGTTTCTAGCTCTGTAAAATTAGGCAGTATAATGAAAGTTGGTAGAATCGTAGACCTGATGAGCAAATATGTTGGAATGAAACAAAGAGATTCTGGTGAAATGCCTGAATTTACAGGTCGTGCTGCTACCGCTAAAGACATGGCAAATCAAATTGCACTTCAAACTAACGGTGATGCTATTTGGCGTCACAATACAACTTGGACTGATGGTAGAACAGGAAGACGCCACAGAGATCCACAGGATCATGTGGCATACAAAGACAAACAATCGTATGACGATGCTTGGCAATGGATTGAAAGTAAGGGTAAAAAAGTTCATTACAAAAACAACTTTAATGATTTAAAAACTGCTATTCAGATTGGCAGTTATATTGTGGAACCTTCTACCAGAACACGAGCAGCATTTTCTGACAAGCCGACCACAGAATATAGCGTCAGTGTTAGAAGTGTAAAGGCAATTGGTCAGCCTACCAGAACCAAACAAGACATCACAGATCAACAGGCTGCTGCTATTCGTGACATTGCTAACACTCGTGGTGAAAATGCTATGAAGATGATTCAAGCATTAATTGATGTTCTTGACGGTGAAAAAGATGTCAAACAAGTTATTGATCAAAGCAAGAAGATTAATCCTGCTGACAAGGCTAAGTTAGACAAAATTATTGCAGGGGCTGGCAATTTTAAAGAAAGTAAATCTCACATTAGTCCCAGTGGTGTCGAAACTAACATGGACCCAGAGGATGATGACTACGCCATCAATTATGGTAAGAATGGTAATGTTGCCAAGTTCCGCAAGAAACAAGGAGTAGATGTTAAAACAGGCAACAAGAAAGCCGCCAACGAAAGTGTTGCTGTCAATCCTCCCAAGTTTCCTGATGATTGGTCAGAAGAAAAGAAACGAGCAGCATGGCAGAAGTGGTTACGATCACAAACAAAAAAGTCGGCGGATGCTCAAACTGATGTACAAAATCTTGCTAATCAATTAAGAAAAAGACAACAAGGCATAGGAGAGGGTGACAACAGTGAAATGGATTCGCCGGAGTTCCAACAGGCCCTTGCCAGTGTCAAGAAAAAATCTGCTCAGGGCCCAAAGAAAACTGTTTATGATCCTAGGACAGGTAAGTACAAAGTAGTACCTGTTAACCCTCAAGGAAAATAATATGATTGAAATCACTGAATCTGCTAAATCTAAAATTATAGAACTATTTCAAGAAGAAGGCAATCCTAAATTAAAATTGCGTACCTTTGTACAAGGTGGTGGCTGTAGTGGTTTTCAATATGGATTTACATTTGACGACGAACAATCAGAAGATGATTTTGAAATACCGTTAAGTGATACCAAAGTGCTTGTAGATTCAATGAGTATGCAGTATCTAGCAGGTGCAGTAATTGACTATAAAGAAGATATCATAGGGTCTTCTTTTAGTATCAGCAATCCCAATGCTCAAACCAGTTGTGGTTGTGGGAGCAGTTTTTCAGTATGAATCTCTTTGAGTTTATTTCTTCCGACGATGTTATTGTTAAAGAGCTTAATATAGCCAAAACTCTTGATTTTATCAAATCAGCACACGGTGATCAACTTTATGGAAAACTGCCTTACTGGACACACCCTAGAGCAGTAGCACTGACTGGACGTAAGATATTCGGAAATAAATTTAATAGTGATGCTGTAAAGACTGCATTCTTACACGACGTTGTGGAAGATACAAATACCGGCCTAGACGATTTAAAAGAACTAGACTTTACTGATCAAGTTATTGAAGCAGTGGGATTGTTAACTAAAGATAAGAGTCTAAACTACGAACAGAACATTAAAAAAATTATATCTAGTGGTAACCATTTGGCTATGATGGTCAAATATGCTGACAACTACGAGAACTTTACTGGAGACAAAAGCTCATGGGATCCTGAAAAAGCAGATGCCAGTCAAAAAAAATACCTAGCAAGCCTTAACATGCTAGGCGATGTTCTAGGTATTAAGCATCATATAGAAGAAAACTATCTCAATGCTTGTCCTAGAACCAAAGCAAGCAATTGTCAGTGTGAAAGCGTAAACAAGATTACAGAAACAGAAGAAACAGTTACAGCAGTATGTGTACTAGAGCACTCAGACACTGTCAAAGGAACTATTCTGCTCAAACAACAAGCAGATGGTCCAACTATGATAGTTGGTAAGATAACCGGACTAGAACCGGGCAAGCATGGATTTCATATTCACGAATTTGGTGATTTAAGCAACGGTTGCGAAAGTGCAGGCGGTCATTATAATCCAGACGGTGTAGATCACGGTGATTTAGAAAAGGGCCACGTTGGCGATCTTGGAAACATCACTGCCAATAAAGATGGCGTTGCAAGTTTTAGTATTGTTGCCGATCGCGTAGACCTTACAGGAGAGCGCAGTGTAGTCGGTCGTGCCATAGTTGTACACAGTGACGTAGACGACCTCGGCAAAGGTGGCGACGACGAAAGTCTCAAAACTGGTAATGCTGGAGACAGATTAGCCTGCGGTGTAATTACTCTAAAAGAAACGGTGAGTAATTAAAAATGCGTGCTGGCGAGATTAAACCTAGAAAGCTAGTAATCTTTGACATAGACGATACTCTTGTGTATACACAAACCAAAGTACATGTTGTCAAGAACGGAAAGATAATTAATAGTCTCAACAGCCACGACTTTACACACTATAAACTACAGCCCGGAGAAGAATTCGATTTTGGTGATTTTCGAAATGCCGAAGATTTCTTTGATAACTCTCGTCCAAATATTCCCATGATGAATCAACTTAAACGAGATATTAACACTGGCAATAAAGTTGTTATGGTTACGGCAAGAGCTGATTTTGACGATAGAGAATTATTTTTAGATACATTTCGCAAGTTTGGCATTGACATAGACAAGGTGCATGTTTATCGTGCAGGTAATAGCAAGCAAGGTACTACAGAAGAGCGTAAAAAAGCAATTATTAAAAACCTGTTAGATCAAGACGATTATTCAAAAGCCATAATGTATGATGATGCTAAACCTAATTTACATACATTTATAGAACTTAAAAAGGACCATCCTAGAACACGTTTCTACGCTTGGCATGTTAGTTTAGATGGAAATGCTACAGAATACATGAGAGAAGGTGTAGGGGAAAATTTTGCTGATGGTAAAGTAAAAGGTAAAAGCAGACCAGGGCGTGTAAAACGTGCAGGTGCCAGTTGTAATGGCAGTGTAACAGATCTACGCAAACGTGCTAAGAATGCCAGCGGTGAAAAAGCCAAGATGTATCACTGGTGTGCCAACATGAAGTCAGGAAAAAAGAATAAATAGTATATTATGAAGATAAGTGAAATTTTTGAAGCAGCAACCGCAGGTGCAACCAGCTCTGGTAATGTAGCAACAGTGGCTAATCCTCATATTAGCCCAGGTAAAGCACGTGGCAAAAAAAGCTATACAGGCAGTCCTGGAAAATCAGGTACTAAGTCACCACCTCAACCTAAACCAGCCAACATGACAGGTAAAAATGCATTGGATATGAAAACTAGTTTATTCGGTGAAGGTAACGCAATTAAAAGATAAATACATTATGGACATCGAAACACCTCGCAGAGACGATCACGAAGCTAAAATGGCAAGGGCTGATCTGTACAAGCTAGCACAATATTCAGTCAAACTTTTTAAAATGATTGACGAGTACGAAGATCTAGACGGTTGGGTGCAAGCAAAAATTACCAAAGCCAGTGACTATATTTCTAGTGTGTATCACTATGTAGAATATGAAAAGATGGCTAAAGATGCTATGGATCAAGGTCCTAATGACTTTGAAGAATCTGTAGAACAAAAAATTAGAAACAGCCTCAAAGAACAGTGGCTCAACAAAAAGAATTAAGGATAACTAACATGGATTTCAAAAAATTATTAGGTACTCTGGATAGCATGGAAGCTCGTGTTGTTACACCTGCTGCTCCTGCTCTGCCAAAAAGCGCACAGCTAAACGAAGATGCTCAATTGCGAGTATTGGCTGGACAAACTTCTGTTCTAGCAGAAGCGGAATTAATGGAAAAAGCTGTCAGTAAAGCACAACAGAAAGCTGCTGGTGCTGCACTTGCTGCCAAACGTGGCGATGGCAAAGCTGTTGGTGCTAGTAAAGAAATGATGGATATGAGTACTAAAGAGTTAGAAAAGATTGCTGGCACTAAGCACAAAGGTCTTCCTGAAAAGAAAGATGAGAGTGTTAGTGAAGCGGCTATTGATGATTATCTAGACAAGAAAGAAAAAGATGAAAAGAAAGATGATTCAGGTCGTCGCAAGCATAGTGGATCAAGCTATGGTGGCAGCAAGCAGAAAGATGATGCTGAAGACGATAAACCAGCAGCAAAAAAAGGTCGCAAGGCTGCTAAAGAAAGTATTGAGTTAGATGTTGAAGAGTTTAATGAAACATTTAGTCAAATGGTCGAGGCTGCCAAGAAAGGATCAAAGCCAGACTTTTTAGATATCGATAAAGACGGTGACAAGAAAGAGCCGATGAAGAAAGCTGCTGCCGACAAAAAGAAAGGTGCAGTTGGCAAGAAAGACGAGGATGTGGCAGAAGGTAAGAGTCCTGCTCAAAAAGCCGCTCAAGAAAAATTCAAAGCAATGGTCGGCAAGAAGAAAGGCGATGCTAAAGATGAAAAGGCAGACGAAGGCAAGATGATGCCAAAAGGAAAGAAGAGTTCAGTTAAAGAATCAGTAGATCGTAAATTGAGTTTCAAACAAATGGTTCAATTGGTTCGAGAAAGCGGTGGCCAACAACAGATTGATGCGAAGGATCAAGAACTGTTTTCATGGGCTCAGCGTGTTGCCAAATCAAAACTAGGCGAAGGAATGAAAGCTGAAGTCTATGCTGGACTGGTTTACGAGCGCATGGGCGGTCGTTTTGAAATGTATGATATATTGAGCGAAAATAAGAAATAAACATATTTCTTTTAAATAAAGCCAGTCACTAGTTGACTGGCTTTTTTATTCCCTGTATAATATATCTATAAGGAGAATATCTATGCCAAAGATTTACGGCCCTGAAGAAAAAGCCAAACTAGAACGATTGATTAACGAAGGCAGTAATGTACTTCGTGAAGTCGAGGACCTACAAGAAGGATTAAAAGAAACTGTCAAAGCAGTAGCAGAAGAACTACAAATTAAACCTGCTATTATCAATAAAGCAATTAAGATTGCACACAAAGATGATTGGAGCAAGCACGAAGAAGAATGGGAGGAAATCGAAGGTATTCTTGGTATTACCAAACATCTCCCCGAGAAAGACTAGTGTATCAAATAACGAATACTGTGATAATGATGTATCTGTGGGCTAAACGTGATTTTCATTCTTGGCCGACAAGATTTATATTAGAGATATCAGCTTGGATGTTGAGCATCGGTTGCTCAGTCACGATGGCCATTACACTGCCTCATCCGCCATTTCTTATTCTATATCCTTTGTTTATATCTCAATGTGCTATTTTTGCATGGAGTGCTTGGACACGTAAAAGCACTGGATTAGTTGCCAACTACTTGCTGTTAGTCAGTATCGATGCCGTGGGTTTAGCGAGATTGATAATTATACAATGAGAAAGGCAGGAAGGGCCATAAACTTCATAATAGGTATGTGTGAGCCGTAAATTGCACAAGGAGAAAAAATTGTACGTCGACGCATTTTATAATCGAGATGAGGATAAAATTCTCATCGTTGAAAGAAACGAGAAAGGCAAAAGACAATATAAAGACTACGCTGCCAGGCATCTTTTCTATTACAAGGATCCTAAAGGCAAGTATCAGTCTATGAAGGGTGAACCGCTGACTCGTGTCACCTGTAAAAACATTAAAGAGATGCGTAAAGAATTAGCAATACATTCTAACAAACAACTTTACGAAAGCGACATTAATCCAATTTATCGATGCTTAGAAGACAATTATCTTAATTCAGAGCCAGCCAAACTTAACGTAGCATTTTTTGATATTGAGGTCGATTTTGATCCAGAAAGAGGCTATGCTAGTCCAGAAGATGCATTTATGCCTATCACTGCGGTTGCTGTGCATTTACAGTGGTTAGACACGTTGGTTTGTTTGGCGATTCCTCCGAAAACTATTTCTATGGCTGAGGCAGAACAGCAGGTGGCGGATTTTCCTAATACTATGCTGTTCGACAATGAAGCAGACATGCTGAACACATTTTTAGATTTAGTTGAAGATGCTGATGTACTAAGTGGCTGGAACTCAGAAGGTTTTGATATTCCGTACACGGTCAATCGAATTATCAAAGTGTTAAGCAAAGAGGATACTAAACGTCTTTGTTTGTTTAATCAATATCCCAAAAAACGTGAATATGAACGCTATGGTAAGAAAGCAATTACCTACGACTTAATTGGTAGAGTTCACCTTGACAGCCTTGAACTTTATCGAAAGTATACATATGAAGAACGACATAGTTATCGACTTGACGCTATTGCAGAATACGAACTAGGCGATACTAAAACTATATACGAAGGCACACTAGATCAGTTGTACAATAATGATTTTCGAAAGTTTATTGAATATAACAGACAAGACACTGCACTGCTTGATAAACTAGACAAGAAACTTAGATTCTTAGATCTTGCTAATACTATTGCACACGAAAACACCGTGCTACTACAAACTACAATGGGCGCTGTTGCAGTGACTGAACAGGCAATTATTAACGAATCTCATCGTCGAGGAATGATTGTACCCAATCGGATAAAGAGAGAACCTGGTTCAGAACCGGCAGCAGGTGCTTATGTTGCATATCCTAAGAAAGGAATACACGAATGGATTGGATCGCTTGATATCAACTCGCTATATCCCAGTGCGATTCGGGCTCTTAACATGGGGCCGGAAACAATCATAGGGCAACTTCGGCAAGACGGTACAAAAGCACACATCGAATCGATTATGGGCAAAGGAAAAAGTTTTGCTGCTGCCTGGGAAGGTATTTTTGGATCTCTAGAATACACTGCTGTCATGAACAGAGAAGTTGGTAGAGAACTTACTATTGACTGGGAAGAAGGAGGAAGTGATACACTCAGTGCTGCTCAAGCACATGACTTACTTTTTGATAGCAACCAACCTTGGATTCTTAGTGCCAATGGTACTATTTTCACTTATGAAAAAGAAGGAATTATCCCTGGTTTATTAAAGCGCTGGTATGCTGAAAGAAAAGAGATGCAGGCAAAACTTAGAGAGTGTATTGCCGCCGGCAATGATGTAGAAGAAGAATACTGGGATAAACGACAATTAGTTAAGAAAATTAACTTGAACAGTTTATATGGTGCTATTCTCAATCCTGGTTGTAGATTCTTTGATAATCGCATTGGACAATCAACAACACTGACTGGACGTGCTATTGCCAAGCACATGGCAGCAAAAGTCAATGAAATAATTACAGGCGAATATGATCACATCGGTAAAAGCATTATATACGGCGATACTGATTCATGCTATTTTTCGGCATATACTACCCTGAAGAAAGATATTGACAAAGGAACTATTCCGTGGGGCAAAGAAAGCGTAGTTGATCTCTACGATACTATTAGCAATGAAGTTAATGGCACATTTGTCAAGTTCATGCAAGATGCATTTCATGTGCCAAAATCACGAGGCGAGGTTATCAAAGCAGGACGAGAGATTGTAGGTGTCAAAGGGTTGTTTATTACCAAAAAACGATATGCTGTTCTGATGTATGATAAAGAAGGTAAACGGCAAGATGTCAACGGCAAACCTGGAAAAATCAAGGCTATGGGGCTGGATCTCAAGCGTAGTGATACTCCTGTTGTAATTCAAGATTTTCTCACAGAGGTTCTAACAAGAGTTCTTAATGGTGTTGGAAAGGAAGAAGTATTGACTTATATCACAGACTTTCGAACAGAGTTTAAAATACGACCTGGATGGGAAAAAGGCTCACCTAAACGAGCTAATAACATCACTGAATATCAGGCCAAAGAAAAACGACAAGGTAAAGCCAATATGCCTGGTCATGTTCGAGCCAGTATCAATTGGAATACGCTTAAACGAATGATGGATGACAAATACTCTATTCAGATTGTTGACGGGATGAAAGTCATTGTTTGCAAAATAAAAGGCAATCCGCTGGGATATACCAGTGTTGCTTATCCAGTCGACGAACCTCGGTTACCTCAGTGGTTCAAAGATTTACCTTTTGACGATGCTGCTATGGAAAATGCAGTCATTGATGAAAAACTTGGCAACTTAATCGGTGTACTGGATTGGGATTTAAACAGTACAAGAAGCGACAACAATTTCAACAAGTTGTTTGACTTTGAATAAAAAATCATTGACTTCTGTTGACAATCTAAATATAATCTTATTATAAAGGAGAATTTCTAATGCAAGACATTTTAATGGATATCGTAAGCCATACACAAAATCTAGGGTTTCTTACTACGGTGAAAATCACAGGCGAAGCTGCTAAAACAGAAGTGTTTTCAATGGCTGATGATCGTAGTGTTATCATGACTGCCGAGACAGCAAATCCATATCCAGACATGGTTGGTGTATTTGGTATGCCGCAACTACAAAAACTCAAGTATTTGTTAGATGGTCCTGAATACAAAGAAGATGCTAAAATCACTATTGTATCAGCAGATCGAAATGGTGCCGATATTCCTGTAGGCATTCATTTTGAAAATAAAGATGGTGATTTTAAAAACGACTATCGTTTTATGAACTCAGACATCATTAACGAAAAAATGAAAACAGTCAAGTTCCGTGGCGCTAACTGGGATGTTGAAATTGAACCTAGTGTTGCTGCTGTACAGCGATTTAACTTTCAAGCAGGTGCAAACAGCGAGCATCCGACATTTCTTGCCAAGACAGACAACAATCAATTGAAGTTTATCTTTGGCGATGCTTCAACACACGGCGGAGAGTTTGTGTTTGCACAAGACGTAAGTGGTAAACTAGACCGAGGGTGGACTTGGCCTGTTGCTCCTATCCTTGCTATACTTAAGATTGCCGATGTTAACAACACTAAAATGTCATTAAGTAATGAAGGTGCAATTCAAATCACGCTCGACAGCGGATTGGCTACTTACAAATACATTATTCCTGCACAGGCTGTTTAAAATATGAAAAAACCAGTTGATCTAACACCATTACAGAAAGACTATGCCGTATATCTTCCGGCAATAAGTGGATTTTATTCCACATACATAGGAAAACAGAGAGAAGGTGAGTTTATACCTAAAGATCGCATACCACAAGAGTTTGATCGTGATATTGAAGGCATGAACTTTCTTAACTCAGAAGATGGGTACTTCTACTACAAATATGGCTTGTATTCAGCAGGACACGCACAATTAGATCTTAGTAAGACTACCAGTGACGCTATGGTGCAACAAAGAAATCGTTCTGATACTATGATACTAGGTGACAGTGGTGGATATCAGGTAGGTAAAGGTATTCTAAAATTTGATTGGTTAAACTTCGAAGGTGCCGCTGCTAACAAGGTGCGTGACAACATTCTCAATTGGTTAGAAGCTACAGCAGATTGGTCAATGCTTTTAGATGTTCCAACGTGGGCATGTGATCATATTCACAGTCCTAAGACTGGATTAAAATCTTTTGGTGACTGTCTCGATAAGACAAGATATAACAACGAGTATTGGCTCACTCGCAGACAAGGTAAAACAAAATTTTTAAATGTCTTACAGGGAAGTAACTGGGATACTGCTGAAACGTGGTATCAAGGTGTAAAAGAGTTTAGCGATCCTGCTGTATGGGGAGACAAAGCTTGCGAAGGTTGGGCAATGGGCGGTGCTAACATGTGCAAGATGCCTATTACTCTACGACGTTTAATTACCATGCGGTTTGATGGTATGTTAGATAACAAAGATTGGATGCACTTTCTTGGCACTGCACAATTAGATTGGTCATGCTATCTCACAAGTATTCAACGACAGATAAGGAAACATATTAATGAAAACTTCACGGTGTCTTTTGACTGTGCCTCGCCATTTATCGCAACAGCGCACGGACTTGTCTACACCAACGCACAACACAATGCAAAACGTTGGAGTGTTATTATGGACAAAGCCCCAGACACAAAAGAACTTAGCCAACGACACGAAGTTCCATTTCCATTTGAATCAGAAATTGGTCGTAGATTAGACATTGGTGATATTTGTTGGTACAAGCCGGGCATGTTAAACAAGATTGGTAAAGAAGGTCGCACATCATGGGACAGTTTTTCATATGCTCTTATGATGGCGCATAACGTCTACTGTCATATTGTTGCTGTTCAACGTGCTAACAACCTAATGGATATTGAATGTGCTAAGGGTCGTCCAGACTGGAGAGAGTGGAGAAAAGTTAAAGAAGCAGATAAAAGTGACGAGAAAAGTGTTTGGGTACCGCGCAACATTCTATACTTTGATCGATTTGCAGAAGAATTGTTTAACTGTGAAACAAAGGAATCTGCATTTGAAATGATTAAAGAAGCAGAAAGATTAGGTTTCTTACAGAATCTAGAAGGGTCTAGACTTCGAGGTGGTGTTACAAACACATTTAATAGTCACTTCGATGAAGTGGACGAAGATGGAAATGTTATAACTCCATGGACTGATGTTAGAGAAGACGCAGAACTTGACAAACTAGAAGCGAGTATTAAAGATGAGTAGTGTTACTTTAACTAGAATTCAATACGAAAGTATTCAAAAAATATTTAAAAACTTTGATAATATTGATCAATTTGAAATTGTGCAAGAATCAACCAATGGTGTCGGCCCTAGCACTATAATCAAGTTTGATTTTAAAATTAGCAATCACGAATATGATATAACTGATGTGAGTAATTGGTAATGAAATGTAAAACATGTTGTCAACCTATAAAAAGTGACTGCGATTGGCAACAAGGTCGTTGTCCGCATCGTATGCCTACATTAGATGAAATTACACTTGACAAGGTTAAGGTAAGAATCTATAATTTGTTTATTAGAGCAAAAAGGTGGTTGAGATGAAAAGAGATTACACATCAGGCACACAAGACACCGTTACTTTCTTTGTCGGTAAAGAGATAGAACGTACCCCTGCATACGGAATGAAAACATTATTTGTTGTAGGTATCCATAACGTTAATACAATCGAATATATGTTAACGCAACGAGATAGTCTATTAGATAAAAAAAATAATATTCGTCATATTTTCTTTGGTGCTAATCACAGTTATAATCCTGCGAACAACGACGAACATCGATTATGGGAAGAGATGATCATATACTTTCTTAACAAAGGTCATCTTTGCAGTTTAGATATTCCCTTAAATCAAGTCGAAGAATTTAACGACGGAGGACTATGCGAATGGAATAATTTTATTCCGCAGATTCGTGTGCCAATTCCATTTATTCGCCTTTGGAATTACAACACTATGGTCAAGATTGACGATAAAGACTTTGACGCTACTAATCCTGGTATTTGGACACATAGTCTTCATGACTTGATGTCTAGAGACACATTTACCAGTTGGGATCAATATGGCAATGATGAGGTAATTAAATGAAGTGGTTTGATAAATGGTTTTATAGAAAGGCACGATGGGCATGGGCACGTGGTGGATATGAAAATCCCGATTGGAAATATCATGAAGATCTTCTGGATCAAGTTGCTGAAGAACAAGAATTTCAGCAGAATGGGTTATCTCCTGGACATGAAAAGTTAGAATCATCTGAAGTCATTGGCGGTGATCCTCACGGACTTAACGACGGATTAAGGATTGACGTTAAAAAACTAAATGGCGGATTCATTGTTACGTTCAGACATCCCCTTGACCCGAAATCACCCTACGGCGAAGACAAGCGAAACAGTTACATAATTCAAGAAGATGATGACTTTAATGAACGACTAGGTAAATTACTTACAATGGAATTAATGCGATGAATATTAAACAAGACGTTAGGCCCGCTACAAATACCTATATCAAAGTACGAACAGAGTTTGAAGGATACCATTATTATCCAAATGCTGGAACTATCGATCCACGCATCAAATTTTTAGAAAATGAACATCGACACATGTTCAAAGTAGAAGTTAAAATTTCAGTAACACATCTTGATCGTGAATTGGAGTTCTTTCTTGTTAAATGGGCTTTACAATCACATATCAAAGATAGTAAAATGAATCATATGAGTTGTGAAATGATTGCAACTGATATATTAGAGAATCACTTAATACCCAATTACGGAAGTGACAGGTATTATGAGATAGTAGTATCAGAAGACGGAGAGTCTGACGGTATCATTGAATATAAACCTTAATTTAAAAATATCAATAAAGGAATTAACCAGAAATGGCTAAAAATTACAAAGGTTACGCATACTTCGAAAACAATCCCAGCATTGTTAAAATCTTTCAAGACCTCGAAGAGTACTTAGATTTTTGTCGATTTGAATTGTGCGAATTCAATCCTGCTGATTTATACAATCGAGACAGTGTTAACTGGAAGACATACTTGTCTAGTAAGCGTCGAGCAAGGTATAATAACAAGCCGCGCAACAATCGGAAACGCAATGACCAATCTGTTTCTCGTTGATTTAGAAAGTGTTCCTACACGCTATACCTGCGAGTGGAAGGAACACTTTCCTAAAATTCTCAATAAGACAGGACTTGATGTTCAGGTAATTGAGGGTCCGACAGATATTCCCAGTGCTACTACACCCGGGGCCTTCTTAAACTTTGGAGGGACTAATATCTACAAAGCAGGACAAATCGAACAAATGAGTCGATTGTTTTGTGCAGGTCGAGTAAAACCGGGTGATCACTTTTTATTTGCTGATGCTTGGCATCCTGGTATTATTAACCTCAAGTACATGAGTGAACTGCTAGGTATCAAAGTAGTAATACATGCTCTTTGGCATGCAGGTAGTTATGATCCTGCTGACTTTTTAGGAAGGCTGATAGGTAATACTCCGTGGGTTCGAGATGCTGAACGCAGTTTCTTTGGTGCCGTGGATCATAACTATTTTGCTAGTGATTTTCACATCGACATGTTTGCCGATGTGTTTATGGATCCGTGGGCACGAGAATCCTGTGTCGGTTCTGATAAAATAATTCGTACAGGATGGCCTATGGATTACATGGAAGATACGTTTAGCATGTATCGAAATATGACCAAGCGTGATTTAATTCTTTTTCCTCACCGCATTGCTACAGAAAAGCAGGTTGAAATTTTTAGGGATCTCAAAGAACATTTGCCACAATATGAATTTGTCATATGTCAAGAACATAATCTCACAAAGAACGAGTATCATAATTTACTGGGTGAAGCAAAAATGGTATTCAGTGCCAATCTACAAGAGACCTTAGGTATCAGTTGGTATGAAGGTGCTCTTGTTGACGCACTACCTTTGGTTCCTGATAGACTAAGTTATATAGAGATGGCATTTGATAAGTTTAAGTATCCCAGTGAATGGACTGAAAACTTCAGTATGTACGAAAGATATCGTCCGTATCTTATTAAAAAAATAATGGAATTGATGTCAAACTATGAGAAATTTCTTCCTTGCCTTAACAAACAGGTAACATATCTAAAAGAAAATTATTTTACTTGCAAACATTTATTGGAAAATATTAAATGAAATTTAAATCATCTATAGGAATTGTAGGTCTAGGATATGTAGGAAATGCTGTGCTTGAGTCGTACAATTTTTCAGCATTCAATATTAAAACTTTAGATACAGATTCTAGTAAAAATACCAGACATTCCTATAATGATTTAATGTCATGCGAGGCTGTGTTTGTCTGTGTGCCTAGTCCTATGAACGACGACGGTTCGTGCAATTCTTCTA